GTTGAATTAATTGTAATTCGATGGCCAAGTGTCCCATCCGACAAGTATGAAGTTAATCGCACATAGAGGGCTAACAAACGGTCCTTCAGAATTAGAAAACAGACCAGATCAAATTGAATATGCTTTATGCATTGGATTTGATTGTGAGATTGATCTCTGGAGAATAGACGGTCGTTTGTTTTTGGGACATGATAATGCACAGTATGAAACTTCAGAAAGTTTTATTAATAATTCAAGATTTTGGATTCATGCAAAAAATCTTGAAGCATTACATTTTTTGTCAAATCACAATTCAGATTATCACTATTTTTGGCATGAGAACGATTCATTTGTGATCACAAACAGAGGGTTCATATGGACGTATCCTAAAAAACCTTTAACATCAAATAGTATTTGTGTGATGCCAGAACTGTTTATGTCTTTCGAAGACGCTAAAAAAATAGACTGTTATGGTATCTGTTCTGACTTCGTAGAAATTATTTAAACTAAATAAACCTACACTCTTAACAAAAGGAGGTAAGATATGCAAGCCTTGTTTATAAAGGTCCAAGTACTCATACTCATTTGTTTGATGATATTTACAGCAGTCCAATTCAAAAGACTAGATGCAGAAGCCGCAACACAAAAACAACTCTATCAAGTAAATTACACAAGTTTCACTCATGAAGTAAAAGAAGAACTCCGTTGTTTAGCAGAAAACATTTACTTTGAGGCTCGCAATGAGCCTGTAGAAGGAATGTTAGCCATCGCATTTGTGACGATGAATCGTGTTGAAAGCAGGAACTACCCAAACACAATCTGCGGAGTAGTGAAACAAAAGATTCGTACAACATGCCAGTTTTCTTGGTACTGCGAATCAACACCACATCATATTTCTACAAATCGTCTATTGACATCCGATACAAATCGTGTGTATAATGAGATACTGAAACTATCAATCATGTTCTATGCAAACTACGAGACATTGAGAGATCCAACAAAAGGAGCATTGTTTTATCATGCAGATTACGTCAATCCAAGATGGAGAAATGTACAAAAGACTACGCAAATTGGTAGACACATTTTTTATGAAGACAAAGGAAAAGGCAATGAACAACGTCAACAATATAACATCTAACATAGTCATCGCATCTGGCACAATTCTTATTAGTGTTGCAATCATCTGTTTTACATTCTTTATGGGATACATTGCAGAAAAAGAATTGATGTCAAAGAATATTGAAAGTGCAATTGCGAAAGGCATTGATCCAATTACAGTACGATGCTCTTACGCAGAACCAAGTGACAATGTATGTCTAGCATATTCAATTACACACAAAACGGTTGATGCTCCTTCGGCACCATCAATTGCAAGGAGATAATATGGAATCACAAAAATTGTTTGAAGTAAAAGCATATGGAAAAGAAAAGATTCCTCATGGTTACTACGCAACACCAGACGAACTGAAAAACAAAGAATTGCGAAAAGCAAATCCAGCAACAAAGAAAAATAGATATGGTCACTATCAGTCTGGAAGAATCACTGCGGTAAGATCAGAATGAATTTAAAAATCATTACATCAAAAGAATTTGAAAATGAAATAAGAACACTCATCAAGCAGAAGAGTCCAATTACAATGCTTGATGCAGTGCTTCTTTATTGTGAACAAAAAAATCTTGAAGTGGAAACGGCTGCATCTTTGATTACACCAAGAATGAAAACTGTAATTGAAGGTGAAGCAATCAAAGCAAGACTCATTACTACAGGAAAAGCAAGATTACCAATTGACGATTAACAATGGAAGCATTTGACGCATACAAAATTTATCTTGCAATTAAAAATCATTTTACTCTTGACTCTTACGATTATTTCAAGTACAATAAAAAGATCAACGTGAGTTATGATTCTTTTTTGAAACGAAGAGACAAAATTTTTTTTGCAAAACTTGGAAAGAGAAAAGAGGAGTATCTGGAAAACTTTTTAGTCGCAAACTTTCTACATGATCCAAAAATATGGATTGGTGAGTTGCTTTCTGAAGAGTGTGAAGGAAGATATAAAGATTGGAAACGAAGACAAGAATCTTTGACTTATGTTTTTAAAAATGAAGTAGATTTTATGAATGGTTGGAATGCAAACGAACTGAACAGTTGGTTTGAAGTAACATATGGTGAGCATCCAAATATCATAAAAAAGTATTTAAGAAAAGAAATCAGTTTAGAGACTTTGACTATTCTGAATTCCATTTTAAATTTTACTCAACGGTATGACAGTGAAGTGAACGATCCAATCTACAAAGAGGTAAGTAAACTATGCAAAAAGTACCAGCCCTTCTTAAAGTACGACAAGAGCAAGGTAAAGTCAGTTCTATTGAGTTTAGTGGTAAACAATCAAAAAAAACAGGAATATGTGCATTGTTAAGTGCAAAAAAGAATTCTTCAAGACTATATAATAATGTAGTTGAGAATGAATACGGTGGACAAGAGAAATATACGATCAATACATTTTAATACGAGGTAAACATATGGCTAATTCATTTGCTGATCTAAAGAAGTTCCGCAACAAAGATTTGGAAAAACTCACATCTGAGATTTCTAAACTCACAGACAAAGAAACAACAAAAAAATCTTACGAAGACACACGATTCTGGAAGCCAACTGTTGACAAAGCAGGCAATGGCATGGCTACAATTCGGTTTCTTCCCGCACCATCAGGTGAAGATGTTCCCTGGGTGCAAGTCTTTTCACACTCATTTCAAGGTCCTACTGGAAAGTGGTACATTGAAAACTCTTTGACTACACTGAACAAAAAAGATCCAGTGTCTGAACACAATGCCGTTCTTTGGAATTCTGGCATTGAGTCAAACAAAGAAGTGGCACGAAAGCAAAAGCGCAAACTAAACTACATTGCAAACGTCTATGTTGTAAAGGATCCTGCTAATCCTGACAATGATGGCAAAGTGTTTTTGTTTAAGTTTGGTAAGAAGATTTTTGAAAAACTCTATGATCTAATGAATCCAGAGTTTGATGATGAGACACCAGTAAATCCTTTTGATCTCTGGGAAGGCGCAAACTTTAAACTGAAGATTCGTAAGGTTGAAGGTTATCAGAACTATGACAAGTCTGAGTTTGAGTCTCCAGCACCTCTGTCAAAAGATGAAGATGATCTTGAGCGCATTTGGAAATCTGAGTATGGTCTCAGTGAGTTTCTCGGTGAAAGCAATTTCAAGTCTTATGATGAACTCAAAGCAAAACTAAATTCAGTTCTTGGTCTGGATGGTAGCAATGATGTAATTGAAAAACCAAGTCAATCAGTTCAACGTGCTGAGAAAGCAAAGACTGTTGAATCTTCTAAACCATGGGCTGAAGATGCAGAAGATGATGAAGGGTTGTCGTACTTTGAAAAGTTGGCTGAGGAAGACTAAACTTCCTTTCTCCTTTGTGTTGTAACTTTTGGGAAGCAGAAATGCTTCCCTTTTTTTATGACACGGCTCCAACAATCGTACCTAATACAAAAGGCCTTCCATCTGGAGGACTATCATCACCAGTCATTGAAACATTTGATGTTTGACTGTTATCAGTTACAACAGTGACTGGTGATTTAGAATTATAAATTTCTGCTGAGTAATCTTTCGTGTCTTTTTTTGGTGGTGCAAGTGTAATTGTTCCTGCCGCAGGAGTAACTGACGTTATCAAACTTGGGTCAGCGTCAAGCATTCCTGTTATATCTTCTGCATTAATTGCTGAGTCGCCAATATTATATACTGGTTTACCTTGTTTGTTTATACCGATAATTCTTTCATCAAATTGTACCGTGTTAACTTCATAACTTCCACCTTCACCATCACTTCTTATTTCCTTGCTTCTAGTTACACCAAAACCAGTCTCACTTTGTTTGATCATCTTGCCAGTTCTAAAGTCGTAGATAAGTCTTTCGCCAGTAGATTGTTCAGATTCCCCATCACTTATTGTTTCCATTGTTGGTGCTTGAAATTGTGTAAGTAATGATTCTGCTTGTATACTTTTTGACAGTTCGCTTGATTCTACTGATGATGGTGCTTTATTTAAGTCTCTTGATATAGAAGCCTCAATGCCCGATGTAAGTGTTTTAATTGATTTTCTTCCTAATTCTTCTAATCCTCTTTCAATTTTTTCTGTGTCTTCAGAACTAGCAGTTTTAAATTTTTCACCAATGTGATCTACTATTTGTTTTGCAACAACAGGGATCTGTACAGTGTGTATACCTCCACCAAGTCTCTTTCCTTCCAACGCCCCAGTAGATTTTAGATGTTGTTTGAAAGCACCCTCTCCATAGTCAATCTCTACTCTATCACTTTCAACTCTCATGTAGATGTAATCAAACGGCGCACGTTTCCCAGTTTTAATTTCAAGCGTTTTTGTTGCATTGAATGCTACGTTCAAAAACTGATCGGCTGCATCGAAATATGCTTTTGGAGGGTTGTGTCGTGTGAACACTGTATGTTTTGCATCTATGTTGCTATTTCCGACAATTGCAATTGCTTTATGCACTGCGGTTGGAGCTTTTTTCTTTCTACCAAATAGTAAGAATGCTGCCAATACTATCCAAGTTACTGGGTTAGATGCAAGTGCAGTAAGTTGACTTCCTAGAGTAGATGATGCGGCTGCACTTGTAGCACCAGCTTGCGCTCCTGCATAAGAAAGTGCTGGCTGAGCCGCAACGGCTGCTTCCATTCCTATTGTACTAATTGCAGTACCACTTCCTGCGGCTAAAGAACCTCCAACCATATCTGCGGCTGCACCGAAACCTTGAATCCCTGTGCTTGTTGTTCCAGAAAAGAAATTGCTAAGTGTGGTTGGTAAATT